CTTTACCACCGCCACCTGCTCTGTTTAAAAATAAATCTTTAAAAAAGTTTGGTTGATCATCAGATCTTTGTTGACCCGCTCTTCCTAGTAATGTAGCGATACTTTTACCTGCTCCGGTTACTGCTCCCAGTAAAGATCCTATACCTGATCTTCTTTCTTCTTCAGGCCCTGGTCCTATTGGAAACCTTTCTTCTTCAGGCTCTGCCATATACATATCTTCAGGGTAAGTGATAACTACTTTCCCGTCAACTACTTCTAATTTTGCCATTATACTACTCTTTTCTCTAATTTTTTCATTGTATCATACATCCTTTGTGCTCCCTTTTCAATGCTGCCGTTGCCTGCTCCTCGAACCGCGTCGGCAGTAAATACGAATTCGTTCTTAGATAACATGGCTGGCACGTCATCTGCTTTTTCTTTAATACCCACAGGCACAAATCCACCTTTGTCTCTGTAGTCTCGTTCCATAACTCCAGCTTTATTTGTTCTCATTATACCCACTGGCATGCTACCCATAGCATTTTTCTTTCTACCAGTTTCATATGGATCTGGATTTTCATTATTAAATTCTCTAGATAATTTAACATATTGTTCTAAATCTAAATCTTTTACCTCTAATCCATAATTAGCTTTTAACCATTTCATAAATCCAGTGCCGCCCTCATCAAAATTTACTCTGCCACCTTTTGCAAATGTTATTCCATAATCATCTGCCTCATCATCTGGTATTCCATATATTCTTTTACCAATATTATCTCCGTATATTCCCATGTCTCTATCAACTCTATTCATTACTGCTTCTTGATCTTCCGGAGACATATTTGCATACTGCTCTGGTGTAATTCCATATTTTTCAAAAGGCGCTACCATTGGTGCTATTGGTCCGGAGCCCATAGGCCCTGGAAGTTGCGGAAAATCATCTAGATAATTAGCTGGCAACCTAGCTATTTCTTCTTTACTAGGGAACTTTTTTTCTAAAAATTCATCACCCATCATATTGACTACTCTATAACCTTCAGGTGCAGGTTGTCCTGGAGACCAATTAATAGGTTTTGAATAATCAAAACCTACCAACATAGGATCTGTCATATCTTTTTTACTTGCAGTTGTAGGTGCAGGTGCAGGTGCACGTGTAGGTGTAGGTTGTAAATTTTTAAAAAAATCTATTGCTTGATCGTCTTGTCTTTCTCTAAGCATCGTATCTATATACTCTTTATTTCTTCCCGCTGCTCTTGCATTTTTAATCGCTTGTTCTAAATCAGGATTTAGTGTTGAAGTTTGTGGAAGCATTCCTGTTGGATCAATTGCTGGTTTATTTGTCGTATATCCTGATTTAGTTCTTGTTATACCAGTAGGTAATTTTGTTCTTGCTTGTTCTAATTTTTGGTTAATAGCAGCCTGATTAGCCAAGTTACGTTTTATATTTTCTGCAAGTGTATTAGCCATAGTAATACCACCAGTTTGATATCCTATTCTACCGCCGTCTCTAACATTGACTCTATCAATAAATGCTTGTTTTTGTTCGTCAGTCATAGATGAATATTCTTTATCAAATTTAAAATAATTATCAAAATATCCTTTCATTTTTTTACCAACATTTTCTTTTCTTCTAGCCATGTATTCTTCATAAGTTTCACCTTCTTGTTGAGGTGGCTCCTCTGCTAAGAATGCTTGATAGATATAAGTCAATGCTCCCGATACACCGCCAACTAATATCTGTTGTTGAACTAAACTTGGTAAATTTTTTAGTATTGGCACATTTTTAAATAATCCAGTTGCATCTTTTACTGATTTTAAGCCAACATTTCTTTAATAAAATCTGTATCTTTTTCTTTTCCAGGTGTAAAAAAATCCTTAACAGCAGTTGTTCTATCAGGGCTTAATGGGGATGTAAGACCACCTTTAACTCCACCGCCCATAATATCTGTTGCTCCACCCAACGTTCTTGCTCCTGCTCCAAATGCAGTAGTAGCGAGCCCTTGTTTAAAAGCATCAGACAAACTGCCTCTTTGATCAAATCGACCTATACCTCTCATCAATCCTGCAATCGCTGGATTAAATGGTGCAACAAACGGTGCAGCTTTAACTGCAACACTTGCTAATTCATTTGGTATAAGTTTTCTAATTCTATCTTTAATTTTACTGATAATTCCAAAACCTGTTCTACTGCCCATAGGTATACCTGTATAACCACCGCCACCAATGGTCATGATCCCACCTTTATTACGCAACTGTCTTGGCATTTTTGCTCTATTAATCATATATATTAAATGTTGTTTATTTTTAAAAGGCAGGAATTTAACCTGAATTTACATTATTACTCGTTTTTCACAAGTAAATCAAGACTATGTTGTAACAGTCCTTGGTAATACTTCCATAGCTGAAAGTAACACATGTAGTCTATTTGCATGGCCAGCTGTGACTTTTACTATCTCTCCAGTCTCAACCACCAATGGATTTGTTAATATCTCAGTTGGAGTATTAGCAGATATGGTTTTTTGATGTGCAACACTAAAAGTAGCATCAGCAGATGTTACTATTTGTATTGTAATATTAGATCCACTACCGCTATCATCGCTTACTAATATAGATTTAACTATAGCAGTTGTTGCAGTTGGCACTGTATACAAAGTCGTTTGATCAGTGGATGTTAAATCTGCTTTTTTATTTACAAAACTATTAGCCATTATCCTCCTAAAAAGAAGATAGTCGCTTCGTTATCTTCTCCTTTTTCTTCTTGAAATGTTGTATTTAATTTTTCTATTAAACCATTTAAATCTCTAACTAAAGATAAAAATGAAATTTGATCATATTCTTTAGGTGGTTGCGTTAATGATTGTACTATTTTTGCCATTACATATCTCCTACATTAATTGTTTCTATACCTTCTTTTTCTTTATTTGCCATCATAGCAAAATCTTCTAATTGCATATTTGCTTCATCTGCATTAGCAGGAGTAGATTGTAAAAACATTGTTAATGTTGCAACAGGTAAACTAGCTAATATATTTAATCCTTTCATAGCTAAAGGGGTTAAACTTCCAGCTCTTGCTAAAAAAGTTTGTAACAAATCAATTTTAGCGGCGTTAAGTAATTTAGGATCTCTTATATTTACTTCGAGTGAACCTCCACCTAATTCTTCATATAATTTTTTTGGTATTGTTAAAGTTTTAACTTTTCCTTTTAAATCTTTAACAGTATCTCCAAGTGTACTACCTCCTCCTTGAGCCATAAATTTAGCAAATTTTTTTTGTGGAGTAAAATAAGTTCCTCTATTAATTCCAAAATCTAATTTAGATCTTGAAGGAGCTTCACCTCTATATAATTTAATTAATTCTACTATGCCTGCCATTATCTTCTACCATCTGGTTGATAATCAATTCTAAAAGTTCCAATTTTCCAAAACTGACCTGTGCTGGTATTTTCTACTTTTAAAGATATAGATCTTGCTCTTGCACGCGTATCTATCTTTTGTGTGCTGCTAGTTATTGTAAATGGTCCAAGAGATGAACTTGCTTGTGAATCATTTGGAAAATCTCTTAAATTTAATGTAACTCTTGCGTTACCTG